AGTTCCTTGGCTATGCGAGTGCGGTAAGAAATCTGCACAATCTTCCTTACCGGTGAGGCATCACCGTAAAGTGCGGATTATGGGCGGGACGATCCGCTGCCATTTTGGCTGCTGTAACCCGCAGGACGGCTTTGATCATTGTTTGTTCAAAGATGTCTAAACCCGAACAACGAATGACAACGATTTTAGTCTGTCACCTTCGGTGGAAGGGCGAAGAAGATTGGAATCCGGGGCGAGTGTCACGGTGAGAATCATCGTAGGGAGGTCACAGAGTTTGACCGCTGGCGCTACGGGGGAATTATAAGCCTCCGGCTCCTGGCATGTGCTATGGCAAAGAGAAAATACTCTATGACAAAGCGCACTCCAAAGATTCAACCAGTACCTCTGAAGTTGAATTACAGCATTCCTGCTGGCAATAATATGAGTTTTATTGATCTGTTTAAGGATGCATCACGTCTTAGCCGCAAATTTTTGAGGCAAGGTCAGATGGCAGCTATTGGCAACATCCGTGTAACTATGCCGGCAGCAACAACAAATGCTGCAGGTAATGCTGTGTATATTTCCACCATGCAAAACACATGGGCTGTGAGTAATGCATGGGAAAAGTCGTTTCGACTTTGGAAGAAACAGCAGGATCGTGCTTTAGAAGACGCTGGTTCTGAAAGCGTCAAAGGACGATTTAATGATTTCAAGGTTTACATCGATGAGGATCATCGACGAGAAGGTAATCTTGAGCCAGTAAATCTTGGTCCATTCGGTACATCCGGTCCGTTTTTGACGGCCGTTGTGACACAAAGCCCGCCTTTTCCGGGCGAATGGCAGTATTCACAAATCGTTATTCCTAACGATGGCGCTCCTGGCGTTACAAATGAATATGCATTGATTATGCACGGTGCCGATAATGGCAACGCAAAAGGAATGCTGGAAGGATATGCTGATAGCCGCAGCGTTCCTCATTCTCCTGATCCGTCCACGCCTGCTATTGCAGCGAATGTTTGGATGGCAGAGATGTTCGATGTTGGAAATGATGATGATGCTGTCTTTGACAATGCTCAATTCCGTAACAACGATTTACCATATAACCGGGATAATTATCCTGGTGGAGCAACCAATTATGAATTCCCCGAAAACAAGGCATGGTGCTTGAACCGTTCTACTGTCGGGGTTAATACATTCAACCTTGGTGGAATGGTTGCACCTTGTGGATTACTACGAATCGATCAGTTGTTTTCAAACCCCGATTCGACACCACTTATTATCGAAGTCGAGTTACTTCCTGGAACTGGACGAGGATACCACACTGTGGAAATGCAGGATATGTGATATTTATGGAGCAGACTGCAGTAATTGAAGGAGCACAAGCGACGACAGCTGCCGCACGGATTTTGTGCGCAGTAAAAGAGAACCGAATCGAATTGATCGGTGTGATGATTTTGGCCCATCTTTTGGGACTGAGCGATAAAGTGATTTCACAAGTGAGCGGAGTGTGTTTCTGATGGCTTACAAGTATGGGAAGACATTCAAGAAAGACGGAAAGTTGGTTCGATACCGTTATACTGACGGTGAAAAATCGACCAAGAAACTTGTTGCTGTCAACAAGAAAAAGACAAATAAACGCCGTAAGAAGTGATATTATGTGTCCTAAATGTGGAAGCACGAAGATGGATATTTACATCGTCGATGATTCCAATCCAAAACAACCCATAGTTCACTGCTGTTGTGAACTTTGTGGAACGGAGTGGGTTGAATGACCTCAATATTGAATATTGGAGGTTCCTTACTTGATTTGGGAACTGTCTATCAATATTCAGAGGGCATATCTACGTCGGATGAAGAATTTTATTCACCAGTTCAGACGGAGATGATCAAAGATGTATCCAAAGACCTTGGTTTGGATCATGAAGAAATCGGGAAAGTACCTGGTCGATTACGTCGAGCACGTCGTGCGATTACTCTTGCAATCACATTGGCTTCGGCCGATGGACCATTGCCAATTGGTGACGTTGCAGCAATTGGATTTCTAGGCGTTTACGCTGGATATGAAATTTATAAAAGCGTAGAAACATTTTCATAGCGAACATGTTCGTAAAATGTTTAAGCGGAACATTACGCACCTCGTGTTATGGAACACGATAGATGGAGCGAAATGGGAGAACGCAATTTGGGTGAACACAATATTGAATGGTGTGACAGAATGTCCACATATGTTCCACCTGGTCGTGGAGCTATGACTTTGATGAAGGCCATTATCAATGATCACTGGGCTGACGCTCCGAAGATGTCCGAATGGACACGGGAGCACGTCGACTATGTTATGTCGAAAATTTACTATTGTTGGGTACGATGGTTGGATGAAACTCATCCAGTCGAAGACCAGGAAGTCGCACAATGATATGCGACGTCTGCCAAACGGTTACCCTAATTTATGGAACCGCCGAAAGTGTAGTTCCTTGGCTATGCGAGTGCGGTAAGAAATCTGCACAATCTTCCTTACCGGTGAGGCATCACCGTAAAGTGCGGATTATGGGCGGGACGATCCGCTGCCAT